ACGCTCTGCACAAAGGCCCCTCTGATCGCCCAGAGTTCGAAGTTACGAATTTACCTCTCCCGATTATCCATTATGATTTCCACTATTCTTTGCGTGAAGTTCAGGCTTCTCGTAACGGCGGAACTCCGTTGGATACAACTACGGCTGAGTTGGCAGGTCGTAAAGTGGCAGAGGCTGCCGAGAAACTTCTGCTTGGTAAGTGGTCTCCTTCTTCGTATACATACGGTGGCGGTACAATCACTGGATATACTAATTTTGGTGATGTTCTTACTCAGACGATTACGTCTCCTGCTACCGGTGGTTGGACTGGTCAGACCTTGTTGAACGAGCTGCTGACTGCACGTCAAAGTTCAATGGATGCTTATCATTACGGTCCTTGGATGCTGTATACTTCTCCGAATTGGGATCAATATCTTGATCGTGATTGGAGTTCTTCTAAGGGTGACAATACGATTCGTGAGCGTCTTGCGAAGATTAACGGGATTGAAGGAATTTCGACTCTTGATTATCTGACAAGCTATGAAATGATTCTTGTTCAGATGACAAGTAATGTTGTACGTTCTGTCGAAGGCATGGATATTACTACTGTACAGTGGGAAAGTAACGGTGGCTTCCTCTTAAATTACAAGGTGATGGCCATTATTGTTCCACAGTTACGCAGCGATATTAATGATCGTACAGGCGTTGTTTATTGCTCTACTTAATATGAGTAGATGCTATTAATTAAATATCAACTTAAATTTGGAGATACATTATTATGAAGTTCAGGGTTATACGTGGTATTCATACGCAAGATGGCGTAGTTTATGAAGCTGGTACAGATCATAATATCGTTGAAACTGACATTGATCTTATTAAGTCTTTTAATAATAATGGAAAGTTTGAACGTGTAACTAGACCTGTTGATGAAGTTGAACAGGTTCAAAGTACAGTTTTGCTAAAGAACGAAGTTACTGACGATTTTAATGGTGCTAACGAAATGGGGCTTGAAGTGTATCATGAGAATCGTCAGTACTTCGTTATTAGTAAAGATACAGGACAGCCAGTTCACAAAACAAAAGTTACGAGTAAGGAAGCTGTGTTGGAGATGATTAAGGGTATGAAGTAATGCTCCCTGATTGGTCTAATCAAGACTGTTATATAATTGGCGGTGGTTCTTCATTAAAGAACTTTGATTGGTTACTCTTAGAAAATTTAAATACGATTGGTTGTAACGACGCTTACAAATTAGGTGATAAAATTTGTAAAGTGTGTATCTTTGGAGACTACTCTTGGTGGGAGCATCATAAAACTAGGTTAATGATGTATACCGGTGTAGTCGTTACTAATGCTTGTAAAATGGCAAACGAAGCTCCATCATGGGTACATTATTTTTTAAGAGAACACGGACGTTTTAAAAAGGACACTCTTTGTTGGGCAGGAAATACCGGAGTATCTGCGATAAATCTTGCTCTTATTCTAGGTGCAAAAACAGTTTATTTGTTAGGCTTCGATATGGGTATTAAAAACGGAGAAACTAATTGGCATGACGAGGTAATTCACCCAAATGCCGTTTTACCGTCATCGTATACGCTGTTTAAGAAGCGCTGGATTAAAGCAATTCCAACATTAAACGAAGTCTTTCCAGATAGATCTATTGTAAATATAAACGATACTTCACGGCTTGAAGGTATAGAAAACGTTAAAGCTGAAGTATTTTGGAGTTAAGTTATGGCACGTACAACCGTAGATAACGTAGAAGCTATAATAGATATCGATTCCGGTATTAGCTTAACTCCGTTTATAGAAGTAGCAAATGCTTTAGTTACTGAAGTATGTAGTACAGTAACCGATAGTGTCGGTGACCTTGTATATGATTCGACTCGACTTGAATTAATAGAACGTTGGCTTGCGGCTCATTTTTATCATATTAGAGATCCTAAGCCACATCGAGATGAAGTTGATGATGTTCAAGTAACATATAGATCTATAGTTGAAATTGGTTTTAATAATACACATTATGGTCAAATGGCTATGCGAATTGATACTAACGGTGGGTTATCAAGATTAGATAGTTCTATAAAATTAGGCAGTAGTACTACGGTAAGCCTTTCGTGGTTAGGAAAAACTAAGACAGAGATACAACAGGGAGAATAAATGCAATATGTAGATACCGCTGCAATAATAGGATGTTATTTAGCTATTATCGGCATGTACGTATACGTTTTTAAGTCTAAACAAGAGATTCTTGAAATGGTACATAAACATGAAACAGAAGTTGATAAACATGTAAAGTCAGAAGAACTCGTTCATAAAGCAGTCTGTGATCTTCAAGTTAAAACTTTTGAAAATACAATGAATCAGCTTCAAAGCGATATTAAAAACGTAAAGTCTGAGCTTAAAACAGATATAAATAATGGTTTTAGAGAAGTAAAAGACCTTATTAAGTCGAGTAAGTAATGTCATTAATTACGAAAATGCTAAAACAGTATGTTGTGTACTGGCCTCTTAGTTCTACAAAAGTAGATACGTTCGGTCAACCGGATTACGGTACAGCCGTCGAGATAAGATGTAGGTGGCAAGATCGTAAGGAACAGATTTTAGATAGCACTAATGTATTAAAGTTTTCTAAAGCTAAAGTATTTGTTGATAGAGATGTAGATGTTGGCGGTGTTTTATGGCAAGGACGGTTAGCAGACGTTCCTACGAGTTTAACTGATCCTAAATTAAATGCTAACGCTTGGGAAATTATTAGATTTGATAAAATACCAGATTTAAAGTGTAGAAGATATTTAAGAACGGCGTATTTATGATACGAATGAAAGTTACTGGAATTTCTAAAACAATTTTAGGGCTTGAAGCTGTAAGTGCAGAGCTCGGTCGTCGTTTTCAAAAAGGTCTGCATAAGGCTGGTCAGTACGTTAAAACAGAAAGTGGTAAAATTGTACCTTATAGAACAGGTGCACTTTATAAATCTCGGTCTAATAGGAACATCGGTGGTCAAGGGTGGAAAGCTGAACAAGTTGTTAGCTACGGAAATGATGAAGTAGACTACGCAATATACCAACATGAGCGCGAAGATTACTATCATACTCCACCACGAACACACCATTACTTATCAAAAGTTATAGCACGTCAAAATAAGATTCGAGAAATAGTTGTAAAAGAAATGAATAAACCTGTATAGTTGAGGTATAAAATGCTACCTAAATATTATCGATTTAGAGTATATAATTCTACAAAATCTGTAATGACATATAATAACGGTGCTCGAATTTCTGTAAGTTGGGTTCCTTGGAAAGTAGCAACTGGACCTACATTAGAGTACGGTTCTGCTGTAACTCAAAATACTGTGTTTTTAAACAGCGGAGAAGCAGTTGCTGCACACGCTGAGACCGAAGGTACTGTAATCGATAATTCAAGTGATTTAGATTATGGAGTACATGGTACATTTCGTGTGATTTTTGATACAATTGTTGAAGAAGATTATATATATCTATATCTTGAAACTTCTACAGATAATGTTACATGGCCTTCTGATCAACTTGGGTTTAAAATTACACAATTAGAAGAACTTGCGAAGATAAAAGTAGAAACTTCGACAGTAGATCAAAGCCTTGCAACTAATTTTGAGATCTAAAATGCTGCTAGCGAACAAGTCAAGAAAGAAAAAGCGTATGTACGACGAACTGTTTTATATCGCTACAATGTCTGGATATAAGTTGTCTTTTGAAGCCACCCTCTCCGGCTACATCAACCTAGGCACAGACGGCGACTGTGACGTTTACCTTGACGGTGTGTACCAGGAGTCTATTGACGGGCTGGGGCCTGAGTTGTTGGTTAATGGAGATTTTTCGGCGTGGACGGGCGATGATCCTGATGGGTGGACGTTACAAGATAGTGAGGACGCTACAAATTATGTCACCGAGGTGTCTGGTGCTGCACGAATTGTATGTGATAATAGTGTGCCAATGTTAATCAAACAAGATGTTTTGATTGTTGACAAACGGTTTGCGTGGTCTGCTGATGTGACATATACATCTGGGGCCGGAAAGTTGCAGTTTGGCGATAGTGGCTCAGTTGTTGACCTTGATTCGTCCGGCGCAAAGTCTGGCCATATACTCAATACCGGGACATCTGGTATGTTTTATGTTGGTCGTAAAACTGCTTGTGACTTTACCATCGACAACG